GCCCGCGACCACTGTCTGGTCGCTGATCAGATGGGGCTTGGCAAAAGCTGCGAGGCCATGCTGATCGACAACTCAATCGAAGCCGGGCGCACTTTGATCATATGCCCGGCGTCACTTCGCCTCAACTGGATAAGGGAGATAAGGCTCTGGACCACTAGGAAGAACCCAACAATCTGCGTACTACTAACGGGGAAAGACGACATCAATCTTGACGTTGACTTTCTCATAGTCTCGTACAGCTTGTTGCTCAATGACCGCATACATGGTGCATTATTGTCAGTCGACTGGGATCATATCGTCATGGACGAGGCCCACGCACTGAAAGACCCAACCGGGAACCAGCGCACCAAAGCGATCTGTGGCCATGCTTTCCGGGGTGATTGGATACCGGGGGTTATCGAAGATGTCGGCAGGATGACGCTCATGACCGGGACGCCGATGCCCAACCAGCCACTTGAGGTATACAATGCCATCGCCATGCTAGACTGGTCGGCCATCGACTACATGTCACTTGGCCAGTTCAGGGAAGAATACTATACGTTCGGCGGCGGCTTTGTCACGATAGGCAGGGGAAAACTCCGGAAGATGAAGTGGTCTCACAATGTCCGCAACGTGCCGACGAACCTTGACGATCTGCAACAGCGGCTCAGGTCTAGCATCATGGTGCGTAGGCTAAAGGCCGATGTCTTGGCCGATCTTCCACAAGAGGAGTGGATACCATTCCCGCTCATCGCCACAGGCAAAATTCGCAAGGCTCTGAAGCATGAGGGGTGGAAGCAAGCGGAGCGTATGTACGAGATGGACGCACATGCATTTGATGCCGGCATACCGGTAGACGGTGCTATTTCTACGGCTCGACGTGAATTAGGAGAAGCGAAGGCACCCTTGGTCATAGAATACGTCGAGCAATTGCTGTCTGAGGGCGCGGAGAAGATCGTGGTCGCCGCTTGGCACCGGAGCGTGCTTGCGCTCTTATATGACAAACTCAAGGCACATAACCCAGTGTACTTGGATGGGGGAACTACACCTCGCAAGAAACAAGAGGCGGTCGATGCCTTCCAGCAATCGGATGACATTCGGCTCATAATCGGCCAGACCCTAACAATAGGGGAAGGCCACACGTTGACAGTAGCGCAGGACGTGGTACTGGCTGAACCTGACTGGGTGCCGGGGAAAAACGATCAGGTGTTGTCCCGCATAGCCAGACTGGGGCAGGAAGGAGCATACTGTCGCGGCCACATACCCGTGGTTCCTGATACGCTTGACGAGCGCATCCTTGGTACGTCTATCAGGAAGGATAAAAACATCCACGCGGCGCTTGACCTGAGAGATTCATTAGTGTAGTATCGTAACACTGACCACCCACACACACACACATAGGGGAAGATCATGAGAGTTACATTCGAAGGCACGTTTGCGCAAATCCTTGCCGGCATGGATGAGTTTGCTAAAACGGTTACACGTGTACCCGAAGAGGAGACAGTCAATAAGCCAGCTAACGTAGAAGGAGTTTCGTCAGATGAACCCGAAGCATCAGTGGAACCAAAAAAGTCAAAGCGCAATGGCTCTGGCAAAGCCCGGCGAAAGGGTCGAATTACCGTGGGGGGAGACAGTGCTGAAGACGACGCCGGCACTGTCGTCGATGCCCCCGATGGCGACGTGGACGTTCAAGACAACAAGCGAAAGGGAAGCAAGACAAATGCGGGAAGCGCTGGCGCTGTATCATATAGCGCTTCGGACGCCGGCAAAGCTGCATCCAGTGCAGCAGCGCTGGTCGGCCCTACTCCAGTTCGTAAAATCATTGCGGTCTTTACGGGTGGTTCGGAAGACCTGAAGGATTTGCCGGAAGACAAGCGTGCGGAGTTCATCGATGCGTGCGCCGGCTTATTCGAAGGAGAAGACGATGCTGTCGCTTGAAGGAATGCCTGAACATTCGCCTCTTGGGGCGAGCGGGGCCAGCCGGTGGATGAAGTGCCCCGGTTCGGTCTCGTTCGGTAAGGGCGACAGTGGCGAGAGCAGCATCTACGCCCAGACCGGCAGTGCTGCTCATTCCGTGCTCGAAGTGTGCCTGACGACTGGCCAAGGCGCGTGGGAGTTGATTGGGCAGTGGTACGACCCAGAGGAAGACTTTCTCGTTGAGTTGATCAAAGGGGATCATGCCGATGTCGATCCCAGCTACATCAAGATCGACAAGGAGATCGCGGACGGGGTTCAGGTCATGCTCGACGAGGTGCGCAAGCGCCACCCCGATGCGAGCGACAACAACTCATGGGTAGAGCGGGTGTTCCATGCGCGGGCCATCCACCCACTGATGTATGGCCGGTCTGACTTCACGTACTACGATGACGAGGCCAAGACGCTGCATATCTGGGACTACAAGAATGGTGCCGGCGTTATCGTCGATGTGCAGCGCAACACTCAGGGCATGTACTACGCCGTGGGTATGCTGGAAGAGCTTGACTTGTGGTTGTCGGCAATGACGGTGACGATCCATATTGTACAGCCCAACGGCTACCACTCGGACGGTACGGTGCGTGAGTGGTCGGTCAAGGTATCCGATCTGGCCGATTGGTTGGAAGAGGGGTTGCTCCCGGCCATGTACGAAGCTGAGACGGGTACACGTGTAACCGCGGGACCACATTGTCGGTTCTGCCCCAAACGGTTCCTCAAATGCGAGGCACTGATGGATCAATGGAAGGAGCTAAAACGTATCATGGTTATCACGGAGAAGAAGGGTGGGCCAGCTAAGCTCACCCCCAAGGAGTTGAGCGCTCTGCTCAAGTCCTACGAGAGCTCACGGATTATGTTTCAGTCCGCTGAGAAGACGGCGTTTGATAAGCTGAATGCCGGGAAGAAAGTCCCAGACTTCAAGCTCGTCAAGAAACAAGTAACGCGCAAATGGAAGGAAGGTGCAGAACAGGAGATCAACAGTGTACTGGGGAAACAGGCTTACGATAGCAAGCTGAAGTCCCCTGCGCAGATCGAGAAGCTGGCCGGTGGGGAAGCTCTTGCTGCAAAGTACAGTGAGAAACCTCCGGCTGGTCTCAAGCTGGCCCCTATGTCGGCGGCTGGTAACGAAGTCAACAAGGATACGGCTAAGCTGTTCAAGAAGGTGGCGTCATGAGTTTGACATTGCACGTCGTCGCGGTGGGTGAACATTATTCGCCAGTTACGGGCGGTAATTGCATCATTCGCAAGTTCAGTCAGAAGTATCAGGCGCTGAGTGTGGGGGATCGGGTTCTGATCCATCACACGCCGGATGCTCAGACTGTTGAGATACCCGGTGCTCAAGCTATCAGTCAGCACCGGGTGTCATCTATCCACATTGCCACTCTCGACACACTGTGGGATCACCATAAGCGGAACTTACACGATCTATACCGATGGGTCTGGGAAGGAACGAATGAACCCCCTAGCTCAGAGCACATACTACGGCATTATCCGCTGGCCGATGGAGAAGAGCGGAACCATGACGAGTTATTCGTCGCAATCTACTTCTGAGGAGAAGACACTATGGCTAAAATCGACAAAGAAATAGGCACCGTGCAAGTCACCATGCCTGAAGGCCGGTTGCTGTTCGGTCATCTGATCACGCGCGATGCGTTTAAGGAAGGCGATCAGGAACAGTACAAGGTCACGATGGCTTATGAGCCTGATGATCTGGACGATCTTCAGGACGCCATGATCGACCTCGCAATCCAAACGTGGGGCTTAGGGGCAGACGATAATCTGCTCATGCCCATCAAGGATGGGGATAAGGTTGCCGCCGGTAAGGTCAAGGAAGGCAAGAAGGGCGACATCTACGAGGGCAAGCTGATCCTCAATGCGTCCACCAAGTTCAATCGCGATGGCGATGACGACGAAGGTGGGGCCATGGTCTACGACGAAGTGGTCGAAGTCATGAGCAACATGGACATCAAGAAGAAGGTGTTCAACGGAAGCCACGGTGTCCTCGCGGTGACGCTGGATACGTGGATGAAGACCCTCGACGATGGCGACAAGCGTTACGCCATCAAAGCCTACTTCACTGCGTTCCAACACACGCGCGGTGATGCGGAAGATCGGATCGCTCAACAGTCCGATCACTCTAGCCTGTTCAAGCCGCGGGTCATCGAAGGCGGCAAGGCGAAGAAGCGAGCCAAACGGGCTGGCTGATAATAGGGGGTGGGTACACGTGTACCCATCTCTCCGCTCACACGGGAGAAGAAGAATGATATCGCACTTGAATAAGATTATAATCGGCGTAGTAGTGGTCGTGTTACTGGCCGTAGCATTCGCGTATGTCAACGTCGACTTATCGAAGCAGTTAGACAAGGGCATCGCAACGGAGTTGAGTGAGAAGTCTGACGTGGAGAAGGTCGAGAGTAAGAAAACGCTTCCTATCCCCAACGCGGGCGCGGCAGTGAAGTAACGACGCGGGTGGGCTAATATCCTATACCCGTTATCCCCGGCACCTGTGCGCTCCAATGGACATCGCACTTGTGCCGGGGGTTTTAGCATAGGAATGGCGACAAAAGTTCCGCAATTTTCCAGAATACCCCTTGAATGGTTTTGCGATAAGGAAATCAAAATGCAAACTGACGATCAACGTGGCCCACAAGTTTTTGCCTGTGAACAAATTCAAGCTATGAAGCACAGACTTCCCAACGAGAGCTTCCTTGAGGCTAAGGCGCGTGAAGCCGCCTCCATGTCCGACAGCGAAGAGCATCGTAAAGCGTATCGCGAGATCATCGTTGACCAGCGCTTCCTCGCTGCTGGCCGAGTTCAATCAGCAATGGGGAGCCCCAAACATGTCACGGCTTACAACTGCTTCGTTTCTCAGACTATATTTGACAGTATGTCCTCAATCATGGACGCAGTGGCGGCTGCGGCTGAGACCATGCGTAGAGGGGGTGGTATCGGATACGACTTCAGCCGCATTCGGCCTCGCGGGGATCGTGTGGTTTCTCTTGATAGTTCTGCCTCTGGCCCTGTCTCTTTTATGCATGTCTTTGATGCTGTTTGTCGTACTATCATGTCTGCGGGCCTACGACGCGGGGCGATGATGGCGGTGATGCGCATCGATCATCCCGATATAGAGGAGTTCATCCGCTGCAAGAAGAACGACGACGTACTTACCAACTTCAATATAAGCGTTGCCGTTACTAACAAGTTCATGGAAGCCGTGAAGGCTAACGAAGATTTTGAACTGAAGTTTGATAAGAGAAGCTATGGGTTAATCAACGCACGTAATCTCTGGGAAGAGATCATGCGTAATAACTGGGACTGGGCTGAGCCCGGCGTCATATTCATAGATCGCGTCAACGCCGACAATAACTTAGGGTACGAGGAGTATATTGCAGCCACCAATCCGTGCGGTGAACAGCCCCTACCCCCCAACGGTGCATGTCTGCTGGGGTCGATCAACCTGACTAGATACGTGATACGCGGGGACGGGCGTTACGAGTTCGATACTGCACTGTTCGTGGCCGATATCCCGCACATAATCCGCGCGATGGACAACGTGATCGACCGCACCATCTACCCGCTGAAAGATCAGGAAGAGGAAGCCAAGGAGAAGCGCCGCATGGGCATAGGTATCACCGGGCTGGCCAACACTTTAGAGGCGATGGGCATGAGGTACTCCAGCATCGAAGGCCGAGAGTTCGCTCGGGATATCATTCGCACACTTCGCGACGAGGCGTACCGTGCGAGCGTGACCTTGGCCAAGGAGAAGGGAGCGTTCCCCCTGTTTTCTCGGGGGTATCTGCATGGGGAGTTCATCGCGAGATTGCCCGGTGATATCCAAGACGGGATAATGGAACACGGTATACGCAATAGCCACCTTATCTCCATCGCTCCGACCGGCACAATATCGTTCGCCGCCGACAACGTGAGCTCAGGTATCGAGCCGCCGTTCGCGTTGGAGTATGATCGCACGGTGCAGACTGAAGCCGGGCCGAAGATCGTGAAGATGCAGGACTATGCGTGGCGCGAGTGGGGCGTTAGGGGAGAGGTGGTCGATGACCTGTCGCCACGGGATCACCTCCTAATGCAAGCCGCAATGCAGCCTTTCGTGGACAGTGCGATCAGCAAGACGATCAACGTGAGCGACGACACCACGTTCCACGAGTTCATGGGTATCTACGTGGCAGGATGGGAGCAGAAGCTGAAGGGCGTGACTACGTTCCGCGCTGCCGGCAAGAGATACGGTATCCTGAACAAGACTGAGGGTACACGTGTACCCGATACGGGAGATGGAGCAGCGTGCTTCATCGATCCTGAGACGGGTTCGAGGGAGTGCGAATAACTTAGGGTAATTAATTACACTATTAAATACCCTAAACTATCGTCAATCAAACCGGGGAAGGTTAGATGATACACTTAGACTGTGAGACCAAGAGCGAAGCCAATCTCCCACAGGTTGGTGCGTGGGTGTACTCAGAGCACCCATCGACTGAAGTTATCTGCGTGTGCTGGGCCATTGATGACGCCCCCGTGCAGAGGTGGTGGCCGGGCCGGGATGGTATCTTTACGATGCCAGCCGGTCTGGCGCTCGCCATCATGGAAGGACATACCCTAGAGGTCTACAACTCAGGCTTCGAACGTGGTATCTGGGTCAACATCCTGACGCCCAAGCACGGCTGGATCGAAGTGCCAGATGATAGCTGGCGTGACCTCATGGCCGTCTGCAATTACTACAATCTCCCGCCCGGTCTGGATCGCGTGGCCAAGACGGTTGGCTTAGAGGGTAAGAACCCAGAGGGCGAGCGGCTGATCACAATGTACAGCAAGCTGCACCTTAAAACGGCCAAGCGCCACATCCCTGACCATGAGTGGACAGACTGGTCGGATATGACTGCGACTGAGCGCAAGAAGTATGGTGCCATGGCGAGGGAAGATGGAGGATATTACAATGAAGACTTCACAAAGTTCGTGGACTATTGCTGCCACGACGTAGACCAGCAACGTGATGTGTCTAATTTCTTGGGAGACCTACCAGACCGGGAGCTTCCTGTATTCCTCTTGGATCAGAAGATAAACGTCAGAGGAATACCGCTTGATACACACGGCATTGATGTCGCAAGCGGGCTTGTTACTCGTCGGGCTGATGAACTGGTATCCGAGTTCAAGGATATTACGGGTCTGTCACCCTTCCAACACGCCAAGGTGAGGCAGTGGTTCGAAGACAACGGGCTGGTGCTGGAGAACATGCAAGCTGAAACCCTAGAGGAGTTACGAGATGATAATGACTTGGAGCCCGAGGTACAGAGAGCTATTGCAATTAGAGTGGCTGTCAATAAGGCCAGCACAAAAAAGCTGGACGCTATGTCGCGGCAAGCTGGACTGGACAATCGAGCCCGGTTCCAATTGCGCTATCACGGAGCAAGCACTGGGCGGTGGACAGGTTCTGGTTTCCAACCCCTCAACCTCGTCCGCGGCTATGAAGGTATGGACCCCGAACAACTGGTCAGCGATATCATGCTCGACGACCTTACATGGCTCGACTGCATATATGAAAATGCCATGGAAGCAATCTCCAAGGCTGGGCGCTATTGGGTTAAGTCATCCGGTGGACATAGAATTGTGGCCGGGGATTACGTCTCAATCGAAGCCGTTATCCTATCGTGTCTTGCCGGGGAACGATGGAAGATTGATGCTTTTAAGGACGGGGTGAAACTCTATGAGCTCATGGCGGATAAAATCTATGGATACAAACCCGGCACCGTCACTAAAGCAACTCACCCTATGGAGCGACAGGATGGTAAGACAGGTGAGCTTGCCTTTGGATATCAGGGTGCGGTCGGGGCTTGGAGAAACTTCGACAAGAGTGATCGCCATACTGATAAGCAGATAGCCAAGATTTGTGCGGCGTGGCGAACAGAACACCCCATGATCAAGAAGTGGTGGGGCCAGCTTGAGAGCGCTGCGCTCGCTGCCGTGCGCGATGGCGTGACGATGTGGGCCAGAGACATTGGGTTCGAGATGGTGGATCACTGGTTGACTATGATCCTACCCAGCGGCAAGAGGCTATGGTATTTTCTGCCGCAAGTGGACGACCATCGTCCTAAGTGGTGCGACGGTAACTTAAATAAGAAGTGTAAGGATGGGACGTGCGGGCATGAGGACCAGATAAGCATCAGCTACCTGTCAGTGATATCCGGCAAGTGGATGCGTGAGTTCACGTACGGTGGGAAGCTGGCAGAGAATGCGTGCCAAGCGGTGAGCCGTGAGGTGCTGGTGCCAGCTATGCTCAGAGTGGAAGCGGCTGGCTATCCTATCATCATGAATGTGTATGACGAAATTGTTTGCGAGGTTCCGGATGACCACGGTACGGTTGAGGAGTTCGCAGACCTAATGGCGAGACCACTACCGTCGTGGGCGGATGGTTGGCCGATTAGAGTGGACGCTTGGGAAGGAGCGAGGTACAAGAAATGAGTTTGCAGGATGATACGTTGGAAATCAATCGGCTTATGGTGGGCAGCAATGCCGTTACCAATGTGAAAAAATATTACGAGGACAGTCTATGGCAGTAACTCTTATTGACCACATGGGCAGTGACTTATCGGTGGTTAACGCCGCTAGGGTATCCTTTGCGAAAGTGCATAAGGAATTTAAAACTGAGGCAGATACTAAACTCATTCACTACTTGGCAAAGCATAAGCATTGGAGTCCTTTCGGACATGCCTCTCTTCAGTTTCATATTCGTGCCCCTGTTTTCGTGGCCCGGCAACTTGTAAAACATCAAGTCGGTTTAACTTGGAATGAGGTGTCTCGTAGATATGTGGACACTGAGCCAGAATTTTATACACCAAAAGTGTGGCGAGGTGTTGCCCAAGATAAGAAACAGGGTTCGTCTGACATAGAGATTAATATTAATCCAGATTATGGCGGTGGTCCTATGATGGTGGATGATTACCAGCGAGTTCTTCGCTCTGCGAAGTGGACCTATGAACAGCTATTAAAGAATGGGGTCTGTCCTGAACAAGCCCGTATGGTCCTACCACAATCTATGATGACAGAGTGGTACTGGAGTGGTACACTATATGCATTTGTAAGAGTATGTAACTTGCGATGTAAGCGTGACGCTCAGAAAGAAACACAGGATATAGGATGGGGCATCGACAAGTATGCTCAGGAGCTGTTTCCCATCTCTTGGGCTGCCTTACGAGACACTTAATAACAAACTACAGAGGGAGGCAACGCTGGTGCGTCACGCAGAGAAGCATACAGTCGAGGGTATCGTGGCGACATGTCATTATACAGCAAAAATTCGCTCGCTCATGCGTACTATGCGGCTGGTAAACACAATGCAAAGAAAGGTGAGACACATGGCAAAAATGAGTAGAGACAAGGGGAAGGTTGGCGAGCGAGAAGTAGCCAAGCTGATCCAGAAGTACGGGTTCGAGGCGCGGCGAGGCCAACAGTTCCGTGGCGCACCTGACGCACCCGATGTGATCCACGACATACCTAAAGTGGACATCGAGGTCAAGCGTGTTGAGAAGGGGCTGAACCTTTGGGATGCGCTCGACAAGACAGACGAGACAGGCACGGAAGACCACACATCAGTAGTTTTCCACCGCCGGAACGGTACGCGCTGGCTGGTAGCAATAGACGCGGAAGACTGGCTGGCAGATCAAGAGTTGATCAGGTTTTACAGGAGGAACACATGAGGGATACGACAAGTAGGATCGCAGCGCCGCGACCGATACACATTGTCCATCCGGCGCAGCACAAGCGTACGTTCATCATCACATCAGCACAGAGTGAGACCGATATACATCCGCAGCTATGGCAGAACCTACTTGCCTACCGCGCACACATTGATGCAACTCTCTTTGTAGGGACGTTCTGCTATAACCGCCACTCAATGGCCAGCGACGGTGAGAAGGTGGGTACACGTGTACCCAAACGAGAGGTTTGGTTTGCGCCTGAGCTTGAGGACTACATCCGCGATTACCGTAGGGTGCTGGCCCCTGACCTTCACTGGTGTGGTGAACTACAGATACTACCCACTGCCGAAAATCCATTGGTAGGGCTAGAAGGTTTCACTGGGACCAACTCCTGTATTGTACCTCATACAAAATTTGGAGTTGTATCAGTGGCTACGCCTAAGTCGGAACCCACTAAGTTCATGTACACGACCGGCACCGTTACGAAGCGCAACTACATCCAGAAGAAGGCAGGGCAGAAGGCTGAGTTCCACCACGGGTACGGTGCGCTTATCGTTGAGGTGCTGGAGGATGAAACGTGGTTCGTGCGACAGCTATGTGCTAACGACGATGGCTCCTTCCAAGACCTGAAGTACCGAGTGGATATGGGTGTCGTTACTGGGGGCCACGAAATAGAGGCCATAGTATGGGGCGACATCCACGAGCAGTGCCTTGAGTGGAATGAGTACATTATGATGGGGCGTATTCTGGATGAACTGATGCCAAAGCGTCAGGTCTTCCATGACCTCATTGACTTTCGGTCCCGCAATCATCACGATCGGGACGATAGCTGGAAGCAGTACAAGTTGATTGAGGACGACAAGGACGGCGTACACTATGAGTTCTTCAGGGCGACGAACTTTCTGTCCGGTATCAATCGACCCGGCACGAAGAGCATCGTAGTGTGCAGCAACCATGACATGGCCTACGAGCGGTGGCTTAAAGAAGCTGACTTCCGTACCGATCCGCGGAACGCTATCGAACTATTGAAAGGGAACCTACGCGCCTACAATAGAATGGATTGTGGCGACGAGGACTGGTATGCTGTCGAGGATATGTTCCACAGTCTGGAGAACTGGGACAACATGCCGGTAAGGTTCCTGCGCCGTGACGAGAGCTACGTCGTGGAAGGTATCGAACTGGGGGTGCACGGTGACATCGGTGCGAACGGGGCGCGAGGTGGAAGCCTCAAGACCTTCTCGCGGGGTGGCCGAAAGTGCATAATAGGACACTCCCATAGCGCTGGATGGTTCGAAGGGGCCATACAAGTCGGCGTAATGGGAGCACTAGATCAGGGGTACAACAAAGGGTTGTCCTCTTGGTCACACACGAACGCTCTCGTCTATCCCGGCGGGAAGCGTACTCTTTTCACAATCAACAATGGAAAGTGGAGATCATGAGTGAATTTGATAAGTTTGCCAAGGTGGACGGCGCTGCTGCACTGGCGAAGAAGATCATGGACGATCATTCTGTGGACGAGATGATGCGGTGCATCAACATCTCCGACAAATGCTACGACGAACTCCGTAGCGCAATGAAGAAGTTCCCGCGCATGGCCTCACCACATGAGGGTTACGCCATCCTCAAGGAAGAGGTGGATGAACTGTGGGAACAGGTTAAGCGACAGCATGATGCGCCGGGGCGTAAGGTCAACATGTACACGGAAGCAATGCAAGTTGCAGCCATGGCCATGCGGTTCATCCACGACTGCTGCGACCAGAATGATAAGATCACCGATGATACGGTGGGTAAACAAATTACGAGGGAGAACCCCGATGGATGATCCAGTGAACAACCCGTCGCATTACAACACGGGTGGAATAGAGTGCGTCGAAGCGCAAGAGGCGGCGCTGACCCACGAGGAGATGCAAGGGTATCTAAAGGCAACTGCCATAAAGTATCTGTGGCGCATGGGTAAGAAAGGGCCAGCGTTAACAGATGCGAAGAAGGCTCAGTGGTTCATTAACAGGTTGGTTGCTCTTTTGGGTACACGTGTAACCACGACATCGGAGATCAAGCCGGCGACTAAGGAAGAGCGCGAGATTTATAATAAGGCGGGGTGGCTGGGAGAGTGTAATACGATTGACAAGCCGCCGCCGATAGGCGCTCGTGAGACTATGATGGAGGAGATGGTGCAGACCGCGGCAGAGTTCGACCCCGGCGATGCACCTGATCCAACGCGGAATGAGGATCACGTACGAGAGATGGACAAGATCAGGGGCAAGCTCCCTTGGCACCCAACTAGAGAGGAGACACCAAGCGGCGAATGACTGACCGGCTGTCGGCTATCATGGGGGAGCACGCCTTGAGAAAGTCGTCAGTAGAACTGAGTTCAACGATACGCCGGATGTTCCGTGCTTTCTGATATGCAGTGGCCGGGCCAATTACCTTGGTCTTCGGAGCATCCGGCATCGATGTCATAAGATACTCCCAGCATTGGACAGCGAGCGCATCGTTGTGCAGTACCGCTGAAGCATGAGCCGCCTTAACATCTTCCACGGCAAACTGCTTCAGCCCTCCCCCTACAGAATGTAAGCCACTGGTACATCCCGCCAGCAGCATCACACTAATCATCAACAGTTTCTTCATCTTCCCACCCCCAGTCTACTTTGTAATACGCTTGTCTACCGAACACTTGCACCGCCCTGTACATCGCGTGACGCTGCATCCATGATACGTTAATGTTCTCCGCGAGCATGGCGTTGAACAGATCGTCCGCATAATCCTTGGGCTTCTTTTGTGTGGCGTACAGATAGTCATGCACAACACTGGCTTCTATTCCAGTCATGCGATCCACTAGAGCACGCGCGATCCGCGGCACACTGCTGCCATCCGTGGCGAACCCTTTTGGCACGACGATGCACGTGCCTTTCCAGACTACCTTGAAGCTATCGGTCAGAACTGCTATGTCTTCTGGTCCCCGCAGTGGGACTTTGTACCGTGCGAGATACAGGTTACTTTGCTGTATCATTAGGAACTAGCCACACCAACCCGGCCACGGCCAAGGTTTGGATCGCGCTGGCAATCTCAGGCGTGATGGTTATGAACGCACCCATGACGGCCATGAGGGCACCGCCCACAACTGCGGCGGAAGTCTTATTCAGTTTCTTCATTAGATTTCTCCAGTTGTTTGAGTAAGATGAATTCGTTGAGCTTGTTCAGACGAGCGTTTGATCTTGCTTCAATGATGCGGAACACGGTCCACACTATAGTAGTAATGACTGCGATAGGTGGTAGCCATGAACCAAAAGTCGCAAGCACAATACCCACGGAGGCTACGTCGCCAGCGTTCTTTACAATTTCAATAGTAGTTGCTTGTATAGGATTGGTCATTAGCTACGCTCCTGTAGTCCCCACTATTATCTTATTCTTACAAATTTTTTGTCGGGACGTGTAGATTTTCTTTAAGTACATTCCAAAAATAAATATATCTCCCGGTAGAAAACCCCAAGCAGAAGTTAAGTATATGTACGTCAACCACATACATTGCCCGAAGAACCCCATATAAGCTCCCGCCCTTATATTTCCTTTCGTTAGGAGATATATAGTTATGGCCGTCATAACATTGGCCGAGATTGCTAGAGGTAGGTACGACACCATTGCTCACATCTTTGATCCTACGGTGCCAGCGCGGGCAAAATGTCGATCAGGGTCGCGCCCACGATGAGAAAACTGGATGCGTCTAGCGTGGGTTTGATCTGGTCGTTCATTCCAGTGCTTTGCGTTCAGCAATAAATTTGGTCTTAACGGTTGCAACATCCGTGTCCGTGACATCTGCAATGACCGAGAGGATCGCTTTCATGTCCGCAAATTGTTCAGTGTCAAATCGCGCCGTGGCCCTTGCAGCCGGGAGCGATTTATCCGCGATAGCAGCCGCATAGTCCACCTCCCATTGATCCACTTGGGCTTGAGTCGGCATCGAACCCGGCCATGCGGTGATCACACCTTCCCTAGTCGAGATTCCCTGAGCATCGCTATTAGCCCACGTTAGTGCCTCTGGAATTTTAGTGGTGACCATTTTATGCCTCTACCTCCGTGATAATAATAAATGACGACATTACACCGCCGAATAGTCTACCAGATGAGACGCCGTTGAAGGTGATGGTGCCCGAATTCATGCCGCCCCCGCGAACCTTGAATGTCGTGGCCGATGTGGTTCCCGCCGTCATCCAATGGGTCATGTATATCGAGTTGATTTTATTTGCAGCCGATTGC